ATGCGCCTCACCCACCAAATCAGCTCTGGCCGCTCCCTATTCGAGATCAAGGACTTTCGAACCTGGGCCGCGAACGGAGCGCCGAGGCTGACGATCAAAACTCAGGGCATCCAGCCCGCCCAATCAAACACAGAGGGACATTGAAATGGCCAAGGCCAAAACCGAGCAGAAGAAATACGAATTCACGGGCGAAACCAAGATCGTCTTCGGCGTCACCCTCCGCCAAATCCGGGCGCTCGTGACCATCGCCGGCGTCGTGGCGGCCGGTGATGTCGGAGGCTGGATCGAGAAGGAAGAAAACCTGTCGCAGGTCTACGGCGATGCGTGGGTCTACGGCGATGCGTGGGTCTACGGCGATGCGCAGGTCTACGGCAATGCGCAGGTCTACGGCGATGCGCGGGTCTACGGCAATGCGCGGGTCTACGGCGATGCGCGGGTCTACGGCAATGCGCAGGTCTCCGGCAATGCGCGGGTCTACGGCAATGCGCAGGTCTCCGGCAATGCGCAGGTCTACGGCAATGCGCAGGTCTACGGCAATGCGCGGGTCTCCCCCATCGTCATCACGGGCCTGACTTGGACCATCACCATTGCCGACCGGCAGATGACCATCGGTTGCCGATCCCACGATATTGAGCGCTGGGAAGACTTTGAGGACCGCCAGATCAAGGCGATGGACAGCCAAGCGCTCGACTGGTGGCGCGCTCACAAGGAGCCGCTATTCGCCATCATCAAGGCGAGCGGGCGGCCGTTTGCCAAGTCGGCCGAGGCTACCGAGCCGGAACAGGCGGCGGCGGAATGACCCTCCCCTCCCAACTCAAAGACGCTGCAATGCACCTGGTTGTCATGGTGGCGGCGTTCCCGCCGATCCTGGCCCTGGCTTTCTGGCTGCGTTTTGACGCGCCGATTTGGAGTGCATTCTGATGGCCCAAGCAATGACCTTGCCCAAAGAGGCGACCGAGCTTCCGGCCCATATGGAGCCAAAGGCCACCCAGCTGACGCCGATCCAGATGGCCTACCAGCTTATCCACGCCGGCCACGACTTGGCGTCGGTCAAGGAGATGATCGCCTTTGGCAAAGAGCTCGAGGCGGATGCTGCCGAGAAGGCTTTCAACGAGGCCATGGCTGCGGCACAGAAGGAAATGGGGCCGGTTGCCACCAATATGGCCAACACCCAGACCCGGAGCCGCTACGCCGATTATGCGCAGCTCGATAGGGCATTGCGACCGATCTACACCAAGCACGGCTTTGCCCTGAGTTTCAACGATGGCGAGGGCGCGCCCGAAGGCTGGGTGCGCATCGTCTGCCACGTTACCAATTCCGGCCACACCCGCACCTATCACAAGGACATGCCGGCCGATGGCAAGGGCGCCAAGGGCAATGACGTGATGACCAAGACCCACGCGGTCGGCGCGGCACAGTCCTATGCCATGCGCTACCTGCTGCGGATGATCTTCAACGTCGCGGTCGGTGAGGGCGACACGGACGGCAACATGCCTGCCGACAACGGCGCCCCCATCACCGCGACGCAGCGTGACGAGATCCTCGCCCTCATCAATGAGGTTGGCGGAAGCCCGGATGTGTTCTGCCGGTATTTCAAGATCGACGCGATTTCCGATCTTCCCGCCTCACAATTCCAGCGCGCCCGGAAGGCCGTCGAAGCAAAGAGGAAGAAGCCATGACCGATTTTGAGCAAGGCTTTGCCGACTGGTTCGCCGTCCGCTGCGGCAAGGTCACTGCCTCCCGCGTTGCTGACGTAATTGCCAAGACCAAGAGCGACTATTCAGCCTCCCGCGCCAATTATGCTGCCCAACTCATTGCCGAGCGCCTGACAGGCACGGTTGCCGAGAGTTTCAGCAACGCGGCGATGCAGTGGGGTACGGATAACGAGCCCGACGCGCGGCTGGCCTATGAGTTCCGCACCGACGCTGAGGTCGAGCAAATCGCCTTTGTCGGGCATCCATCCATCGCCATGAGCGGCGCGAGCCCTGACGGTCTGATCGGCGCCGATGGCTTGGTCGAGATCAAATGCCCCAATACGGCGACCCATATCGAAACGCTGCGCGGGCAATCGATCCCCGGAAAATACCAGACGCAGATGCTCTGGCAGATGGCATGCACCGGCCGTCAGTGGTGCGATTTTGTCTCGTTCGATCCACGGATGCCGGAAGAAATGCGCCTCTTTGTCCAGCGTTTGCCGCGCGACGACGCTCGCATTGCAGAACTGGAGGCCGAAGTGACGGCCTTCCTCACCGAAATTGACGCCACTGTTGCCGAGTTGACCCGTCTGTACGGGCTTCCCGACACCGTGGCCGCGTAATCCTCAACCTAGAGGCCGGCAGGCCCAAAGCATCCGCCGCTGAAAGCCTGCCGGAGAAATCCAGATGACCGAGAAGCCGATTATTTTCCAGTGGCAGGGCGACGTCATGGTGCCGGCCACCCGCTTCTGGCAGGCAGAGTGCGACAAGCGCTTCACTGTGGGCGAAAACGTCACGCTGGAAGAAATTCACGCCCGGTCACACGCAACCCATGCGCATTACTTCGCGGTCCTGAAGCAGATTTGGGACACCCTGCCCGACAATCTGCGCCCGCAGTTCGGCAATCCCGAAATCCTGCGCAAGCATGGTCTGATCCGCACCGGCTACCACACGATGGTCCAGCACGTCTGCAAATCCGGCGCCGAGGCCGAACGGCTGGCCGCTGCCATTCGTCCATATGACGCCTATCAGATCGTCTCCGTCGATGGCCCCGTGGTCACCGTTTATCATGCGGTGAGCCAGGACATGCGCTCAATGGACAAGGCAACGTTCCAGGCATCGAAAGAGGCGGTGCTGAACTGGTGCGCTGAGCTTGTTGGTGCCGATCCGGCTGATGTGAGGGCGGCAGCATGAGGCGCCTTTCCCCCGAAGAACACCAGTTCCTCACCATCATCGAGCAGGCCGGCGGCACATACTGCTTTGGCCGCGAAGACAAGATCAATGCCGAAGCTCACCGGATGTTGCGCCGCCTGGATCGGGCTGGGGTGATTTCCGTCGAGGACACCGACGATGGGCCGCGCGTCTCCATTCGGAGGGATGCGTGATGCAGTTTTTCATCATCGTCCCTCCGCTCAACCCGTGGGATAAGCCCGCCGATCAAATCATGCTGGAAATGGGCATCAGCACCACCAGCAGGACCGCAGGCGAGGCATGGCGCAAGCACACGCGCGGCGACATGTCCAAGGTCCAATATTGGCACGACAGGGGTTATCGCCTGCGCCGGGTCAATGTCGAGCTTTTGCAGGAGATTGAATCGGCGCTGCCGGATGGATGGGGGCAAGCCAATGGCTAGGTCCGCCGCCCTCTGGGTCGGAAAGACGGATGACCAAGCTATCCCGCCTAGGGTGCGCCTCCGCGTATTCGAGGCCGCCGGTGGCCGATGCCAGTGCTGCGGCCGCAAGCTCGGACCCGGCGACAGATGGCAGGCCGATCATATCATCGCCCTCATCAATGGCGGCCAGCACTCCGAGGCCAATCTGCAATGCCTCTGCGACTGGTGCCACAAGGCCAAAACCCGCGAGGACGTGGCGGCTAAGGCGAAAACGGCCGCTGTCCGATCCAAGCATCTAGGCATCCGCCCTGCCCCGACCATGCGCGGCGCTGGGTTCCAGAAGCGCCCTCCCCAGAACACAGCTACCCGGAAAATCGAGAAATGGAGCCTGCTATGACCGAATATCACGGCCACAAGACAATGGCAGATGGAACCACGGTTCCGCTGACCAAGCAGGAAGCCAAGACCATATGGGAAGGCGCACAGGCTGCGCGGGAAAAGCTGGTGCGGGACATGCCCACGGCCAAGGACGCGCTGACCTCGATCAATGCAGCGCACTCTCGAATGAATGAGCTCGGATGGTGGCTGGGCGGCGGCCTGCACGTCCGACGCGGCGACGAATGCGCAATTGCTCAATCTGGGTCCACCGGCATCTGGCGCGGTCGCGTCGATGCTGAGGGTAGATACGTCCATTTTGGTGACTGCGCAGCCTCACCGCAAAAATGCTGGCTCAAGCCGATTTCCGATCTGACGCCGGAAGAACTGTCCTGGATGAACGAATGCGATCAGCGGGAGGCGGAGGCCTATTCCGCCATGCTCGACCGCCTCACTGAACAGGAGGCATCCAGCCATGAGTGAACGTGTAAGCGATGAACGGCTGACGGAAATGCTGGCAGGGCTGGAAGGCGTGACGCCGGGGCCCTGGTATACGACCGGATCGCCGTGGTTTTCTGGAAACGATGGGGTCTTGGCAGGCTCGCCAGATGGCAACATCGCGTACCTGATTGCTGATTGCGATGATAGCATGAACCCACGCACCGAATATGTGGAAGGTCATGGGCCATTCCCGCTGGGCGACAAAGACGCGGACGCCGCCCACATTGCCCGGTGCGACCCCGACACCATTCGCTCGATCATTACCGAACTCCAATCTCTCCGCCGCTCCAGTGGGAGGGCTGTGAAGGGGCTGGAGTGGCGACAGTCAAATGTTGCGGATCGATGGGCGGCTGAAACCTGCTGGGGCGAGGAATATGAGATTATCTACGATGGTCGAGCAGGTCGCGCCTACGGCTGGTTTAGCCGGGGGACGTGGATATGGCTGTCTTCGCTAGACGAAGCCAAAGCCGCCGCCCAAGCTGATTATGAACGCCGCATCCTCTCCGCCCTTGCGCCTCACGAACCCGCTTCCGGTGAGACGCAACCCTCCTTGCCTATCACCGATGAGGCGCAGGCCCGTGAGATAAATGGTCTGACCGTAAGCACGGCCATTAAGGATGCGTTGCGCGAACTCGATAATGTGACAGCCATCAGCGATCAGGACGCCAATTGCCTCGGATGTGCTGAGAACCTGTTGCGCCAAGCTCTTGGTGCCCTCTCCGCCCTCTCCCCAGCACCAGTAGCGTTCACGACGCAGCGCATGCTGGATGCCATGAAAGAGCCCGACACCATAGTCGGCTCGATCTGGCCGAAACCCGGAAAGCTCGCAACAATCCCGCTCTTCACCTCCCTTCCCGATGCCGATGGTCTGATAGACGACACCGACCGCGACATGATTGCGCGCGGTGACCGCATTGGCGCTGATATGGTCCGCGCGCTCCTGCTCCAATACGACCGCTCCCACACCATCATCCAATCTCAAGCCGAAACCATCGCAAGGTTGGAAAGGGAGAGGGATGAGGCGCGCGAAAGCACAAAGGCCACTCGTGGCCTGCTCGAATACACAGAGGACAGCATCGCCAGGCTGGAGCGGAAATGGAAGTTCCAGTTGGACCGCGCCGACGCCACCGAAGCCCGCCTAGCCCGCGCTATGGAGGCGCTGAGGCCGTTTGCGTCCGAATTTGACCGGCTCAAGGGAAACTTCAAGGGGTTTGAAAAGCTGTTCGTGGAAGAAATGGTTTATGTGGGCGGTAAAATCACCCTCAGCCACCTTCGCGCCGCCCGTGAATTCCTGGAGGGCGGGGAATGAGGTCAACGGCCAAATGGCATGATGGATTCGAGAGCCGCGAAATGGCGCGAGCCGGTAACTGGGTAATGGTTCGCCGCCCAGGATGTATCCCTTACACCATGTTTGCGAAGGAATGGGACGCCCTGCCATCGGCAGACGAGGGCAGGCACATGGATGAGATGTATCGCGCAGCCTTGGAGGCCCAAGATGGAAAGTGAACTGCTGGAATGGGCGAAACAGAAAGCGGCGGACCTGCTTGACAATGCATGCCTGACACAAACGCAGCATGAGCAGGGCGTCTATTCTGCATTGAAGGCCGATATCGCCCGCGCTCTTGTCGCTGCCGAAAGGCGGGGGATTGAGAGAGCGGCGAAGGTGGCAGAGGGCTCTAGATCCATCGCACAAAACAAATGGGCCGAAGGTTACAACGAGGCTAGCGAAAACATAGCCGCCGACATCCGCCAGATTGGGGGCGAGGAATGACCTCAATTCAGCTTCGCCCGAATCTGAGCCATCAGCGCCAGCCATTCTTCGCCAAGAGCTCGTATCTTCTCGACTTTGCCCGGATGGCGATCCGCTATGCGTTCAAGCAGATCAAGCTCGTCATTCATCAGGCCCATGTCCATCACGGGAATCTGACCTGCGCCTACCATCTGCACGTATCGGTGCAGGGTTTGGCGGGAAAGAATTATCCGTTCGTCGGCTTCTTCTGGGGTCATGCAGGGAGAATAACG